CCAATTTTCTTCTTTTGCACCACCAACTAAACATAATCCATAAGATGTATGATTATATCCTTTGACGTGTGCTTGAATTGCGTTGTCTTCTCTGCCTTGTTCTACTTCGCCATTTCTTTTTATAACTTTTCCATAGCCGATACGTAGCCACCCACGTTCTCTATGAACTCTGTCTATCCATTTAGCGTCTACATCTTTTTGTGACGGTCTCGTTTGAGAACAATGAATAACAATATATTTAGTTTCTTGTCGTGCCATTTTAATTAACCTTTAATTTTTGTTGTTGTTTAATTTCGTCTAACCATTTCTTAGGAAATGTTTCTTTTGTTGAAGCAATACAATGAAAAGGAAACCCAAACATAGTACACCACTTGGCGTATGTAGTTTTTGACTTCTTTCCTATCTTTGTATTTGCATTTGAAAATACTATTCGTAAATCCAATTTAGGATTTTGTTGTTTGATAAGTTTCATCTTTTTCCTATCAGCACTATTGAAAGCACCTTTAGTTTCTACAATGAAAGAATTATCAATTGGAAAATCAGGCGTGTACGTCTTCTTAATCGCAGGTTGGAAGTAAGTTATTTTCTTGCCTTCATACTCAAACAAACAATTATTTTTATTTAAGTAATTGTAGACAAGTTCTTCCAACCCCGACTTTAAAGTAGTAGTCTTAGAAATCTGTACTCGTTTGAACTTCTGTCGTTTTCGGTACATCTTCTTTAACCTGACTTACATATCCGTCTTCCTTATCGAATAAGTCTAGTTGTTTAGAACCACCTTCAACTAATTCAATAACTTGTACGGCTTTTAATTGCATAGTCACACCCGCACCCAATGCAGGAACATAATAAGTTCTCATTTGGTAAGCGATTTTTCCTTTACTTCCACCCCATATACTGACTGTAGAAGGCATAGGATTTTTCTGACTATCTAAAACAACAGGTTTCTGACTAAAGTTTTCTTTAGTCTTTCTATTAACACCTGTAGCTTTCATTTTAAATTTAAAGAAGACATTGTCTCCTTCAATTGTATAAGGTCTTGGTGCGGTCTTTACTTTTTTTCCGCTTTCCTTTTCAGCGTCAGCAATAGAACTCTCAATAGCTTTATCTATGCTATTCATCATTTCCTTTGCTTTTGCTGAAGGAACTTTGAGCGTCACCTTGTACTCACCTGCTTCGTTAAAACGAACATCAGGTTTGTTTAAATGTGGGTAAACGAACTCACCAACAACGCTTATAAGCGATTGTTCTGACATATATGATTACTCCTATATTTATATGTTTAGTTAGCCATAAGTGGTACTTAATTGCACTACTGCAAGTATTTACACACAGAAGAATACAGAGTGCTTGACTTGCTCTAAATCCAAGTTTCCCTTTGCAGGTATATTTGGAAATTTCTTAGCTTTTTTCTCTGACAGCATTTGTTTCATTTCAACAGCAAAGTTAGCCAATATATCTTGACTATAAATTTCACAAAATGCTTCACGTAATGCTTTTGCCATAAGTCTAACATCAGGTGCTAACACACCAAAGCTATCGTGAATTAAACTAAAAGTATCAACTCCAAGTTCATTAGCTTTAACTACTGCTAATTGTAATACACTAGCGTCTAATGAATGAATAAAGTTAGGACATATAGATTGTGCAGTTTTTCTTTTATCTATTATTTTAGTATCACTTGCTAAAGATAACTTAATAATACTATCACCCATTTGTGTCTTAACTCTTTTACTTTCCTTTTTATAACAACTCATAAATACAGGAAGTCCTAAAGGTGTAGTCCAAGTCACAGGTAAGTTTTCAGAAGCAACTAACCTTGATACTGTTTTTAGAAAAGACATTATTTCTTTTGCACCTTTGATAATGTCATTAATAGCTTTCCAAACAATAGGTGTTAGCCATTGTGTAGCTTTAAATAAATCATCACCGAATGGGTGTTGTTTACGTCTTTCATTATATTCTTTAACAACGTGGTCTTCTAAGTATTGTCTACAAGAATATTGTGTTAATGAATAAGGTAAACACATAACAGGTTTCTTACAGAGTTTTCTATCTACTCCATAGTCCAACCATTTTTTAGCTAATTCATCTTTGTTATCTCTTAACTTCATAATAACTTTATTAGCTACTAATCCATAAACATCTGACGGTTTATTTGCAGGTATAAGGTTTGTTGCCTTACCACCTACTTCATCTAACATCATTGCTGAATAATGTTGTAAACCTGAGTTAGAACAATCAGATTGTAAAGGTAATGTAGTTATAAAGTCAGGTGAATAATCTGTATTATGGAAGTCTCTATACTCAATACACCAAGCTAGAAAACAAAATGGTTTATCTGCGTCAGTCCACCAATCATATTCTAAAGGATTATTAGCACAGTCTATAAACTTCTGTACGTTATCTCTAACCCATTGAAGTCTGACTTCTAGTTCTTCTTTATCTACTTCACCAAATAATCCTGCACCTGATATTGCAAAGTCTTCAAACGCTTCATTGTCTTTCATTTGTTTACCAAACTTAAATTTCAATAATGCTCTTGAATAGTCTGCACTTTGCGGACTTAACATTGCAGGTTTTGGATATATCCTAGACCTAAAATCTAATTGATATGGATAGAAGAAACCACCCGCATTTAAAAAATGTTCTGCTTCAGCTAATATCTGTCGTACTTGTATATATTTAGATTTAGACTTTGCTCTATCTTTATAAACCTTTTGTGCTTTTCTTTTCCATTGAACTTTAGCTTCATCATTTGTAGCTATATCATAAGGTTTAGGTGGAAGTTCCATACTCTCAGGATTTACTGGAAGTTTACCTAATTCATAATCATTCTCTACGCAGGTCTTTAATAAGTCATAAATAGGTTTATTAATTACCCATTCTGTTTTCTGCATTATATTGACTGATTTAGTGACAATTGGGAACTCGTGCCAACGGTTGTTTAACTCCTCTAAGTATCGTCTATTTGTTTGTTTTAGAAAATTGTAGTGCATTTGCTATCTCCTTTGGGTTGTTTGTTGAATTGAATTTTCTACCGTAATATCCGCCTGTGAATGGGTTCTCCCAGTCTCTAGGTGGCATAAGCATTGGTAGGTATTTAGGAAAAAGAGCTTCATTCCTAATATTGAAGTTTTTTATTTCATCAATAATTTTTGGTGTAGCTTCGACATAAGTGACCGTCTTAGTTTTATTTAACTTACGGTTTTGGTGTCTGACTAATCCTAGTTTCTCCAAGTAAGAAACCATTTTAACGCCTAGATGTAATCTGCCTTCTTTACCCCAGTCATCAAAAGCTAGATTGTGCTTATTCATACAATAAGTCCAAACCTTCTGCTTGTACTGATACCTGTTAGCGTTCTGTGGTATATTCTTACCTGCAAGTCTTTTAGATACCTTTTGGTACTCAGGTTTATTATCAAACTTAAATTTAGTAATTCTTGCTTCGTGCATTAAACCTGTGCCGATTTGAATAGATAGTTTATTTAGTGTGGTTTCGTCTGAAATACCGTCAATTGTATTCTTCAGTATTATCAATGAACAACTATCCCAAATATGCGGTCTATCCTCTATGAACACCCCATTCTCAAAAGCAGTAGGTGGTAAACATTGGCATATTAATTTTAGAGCAGTTTGGTAATTTCCTGCCGTTCCTGAAGTCATTTGCTTAACATCTTCATTAATCATTTCTGACAATGTAGTGATGTATTTTTGCTGAAAGACTATTCCATATAAGGTTGTGCTTTCTTGGCGTTTTTGTTGAGCGTCTACAATACTATCATTGTATCGCTTAATACCGCCACGCAACATACCTTCCTCAAATTCCAACTCCTTTGTGATTAATTCAACATAGTTGTTGGTATCTTTAAATTTACCGCCAACGCCAACTTTTACTAATTCTTCCAGTTGTTGTTGCAGTAAAGTTTTACTTGTATTTTCTTGTGTAGACATAACGTGAACATTCTCCTTTAATTGATTGCACTACTGTTAAGTTGCGTAAGATATGTTGCGTTTGTTGCGAGACTACTTGCACTACTGCAAATACTGGAAATTTAAAAAAAGAATAGATATACCAATAATTAATTGCACTATTGAAAGTATTATTGAAGTGTCGGTAGTTCCTAAGACTTCCGCAGTAGTTTCTAAGTTCAACGAACCGCTTATTTCCTCGTTCTACCGACACTCCTTTCGCACTAAACGCAACTCGTTGCACATTATGCAACAGGTCACGCAACATTGTTTTTACCGCATAATCTTTAACCAACAATGCAGTATAGATGTTGGTGGGCGAAAAGAGAGTCGAACTCTTATGACCGAAGTCGTACGCTCCTAAGGCGTATGCGTCTACCAGTTCCGCCATTCGCCCAAGATTTATTTTGGCAAAAACTGACATTATTTACTTTATTGTCCTTTCACTTTCAACCAATTATGACCAATCATAGAATTAGTTTCTTCAGCTTTAACGTCACCTTCTGAAACTTTTTTCTTACCATTGATTTTATTGATTGCATTTTTAAGAGACTTGCTACTTGATTGTGCATAGAAAGTAAGTGTTGTTTCTATACAAGTATGACCTGCTAAATCCATTACGACATTTGCAGGAACACCTTCATCAACTAACCTAGTTATAAAAGTGTGTCTTGTTGCATAAGGTTTAAAATCCTCTGACAACTCGCAACGCTTTTTATATCTATCAAATAGAGTTCGTCTTCTGCTATAGCCAGTAGTAAACAATCTACCTTCTTTACCACCACGCTTAAACGCTAGTTCTTTTCTAGCTTTAGCAATAGCTAAACATCTATCAGTTAGTGGAATTGCAGGAGACCAAGTCTGAGTTTTAGGTCTAAAGAAAGTAATAGTACCGTCTTTAAAGTTAATGTCCTTAACAGTAAACCTATCGAACTCTGTCTTGTGTCTCATACCTAAATCACACAACCAAATAAAACTATCAGCAAAGTCTAACTCACCGTCTTTAACTGCTTCGTCATAGACAGCTTGTATTTCACTTTCTG